ATGTTTATTTTTATTGTGATGATAACATAGAGGAAGCGATGAAAAAATTAACAAAATATTCAACATCAATACCGCATTTGGATGAGGCAACTCATGCTAAGCGTGGTTTTAAAACTCAAGAATCTGCGTTTAAAAATGCTTTACAATATTTTCCGGATGAAAAAATTAAAACAAGGAAAATAAATCGGGAATGGGAATGGTATTTGACAATCAAATAATCCAAAATAAAACTGATCTTTGAATTTACGCCAATAAGCGGTTTGTAATACGGTTCAAATTTATAGTCTCACGTGGGGCTATTATCTATCATAACTGTAAAAATAGATAATAGCCCCTTTTTTTATTTACTCGAAGGAGGAAAACTTATGGCTGACGAGCCGAAAGCGGATAGTCCAACTGAGGGACAGGTAATATTTAAGACTCAGGATGATTTCAATAAAGTCATTCAGGAAAGACTGGATCGCCAAAAGTCAAGCTTAGCAAAAGAATTTGAGCAGAAATATGTTGGCGTCGATGAGTTGAAATCAGAATTGGAGAAGTTGAGAGAGGCGGAAAGGAAACGCAAGGAAGCGGACATGACTGAAATTCAAAAAATCCAACTTAAATATGAGGAGGATCAAAAGAATTGGCATAAAGAGAAATCCACTCTTGAGCAAACGGTCAATGATTTAAAACCCCACAAGGAACGATGGGAAAGTTTCATTAAAGATCAGGAAGATAAAGCTAATACGACAATGGATAAATTGATCGAAGAAAAGAAATTCAAGGAGGAAGATAAATTAGTCGTACTGGAGCTTCCAGTTTTGAAACGGATGGATTTGATACAACGGCTTGCCATTCAAGAGGACGGCGGCGGCAAGGGCGGATTCGCCGGTCAAGGGGGCAAATTAAAGGACACCCTTCCTAAAACATGGCAAGAACAGGATAGGGCATACGAAGATTTTGTAAAAAAGAATACCTGATCCTGTTAATTTTTTAAGGAGATTTAGAAATGGCTTTTGATGCGAATCTTTCGGGTACTACAGAGTTAGCGGATCGTCTGATAACTCTGTATGATAATGAGTTTATTATATCCGCTGAAAATACATTCACGAAGGGTCTGCCGTCCCTTGCAACAATTAAACGGCAAGCATTAGCAAAGACAATCAGCTTCACCGTGTATTCCAAACTCACCGTTCAAACTACCGGGCTTACAGAAGATAACGAGATGACCTCTGAAAGCATGGTTGATACGGCGAAAACCCTTACTCCGGTTGAGTATGGGAACGTCGTGACAAAAACCAATCTCGTGCAATTACAATCTGGTGGAATGGTGGAGCCTGCCTCAGTCCGATTAGCCGCGATCAATATGTCGGAATCAATTGAGAAAATTCAGATCGTCGCGGGAGAAGCTGGCACCAATGAGCTCACCGTAAATGCTTCCGGTGAAGCATCTACAACTGCAACCGATATTATTACTCCGGTCTTTGTACAAAAAGCATACAACAAACTGAAACGTTCCGGTATTCCTGAAATACCTGGTACGGGTAGTTATATTGCCGTAGCACATGAAGACGTGCTGTATGATTTGAAAGCAGGGACAGCTTCCAATACCTGGACAGACGTCAACAAATACGCCGATCCAACAACCGTACTCAGAAATGAGATTGGAATGTATGGCGGTTTCCGTTGGGTTTCTTCGCCGCTTGTTACTATTAATACCGATGCCGGATCAGCTGCTGTTGATACTTATCATACTCAATTCTTTGGTTTCAATGCTTTTGGTTACGGAGAATCTCAAGCGCCTGGCGGACGAATGAGTTTAGGCGGGAAATTGAATCGGTTTGTGCATACTGGATGGCTGGGAACATTTACTTTTGGGCTAATCGATACCGATGCTCATTGGATTGTTACCTCAGCATCTACTGTTGGTGCAAATACATAATAAATGGCGGAGAACTACTCCGCCCCTTTAAATTAAAAAAAAAAGGAGATTATTTTGCCTAAATTAAATCGCAAAATTGATTCAGCAGAAAATCCCGATGAGGGGGAATCTGTGGATAAATCAACAAAACAATCAGCTTCTGATAAAAAGCCATTTTGTATCGCTACCGCTTTGGCAAATCATTCTTGTACTTTTGAAACCGGAAGTGGAAAGCGGACACGTTATAAATTCAGGGAAGGCGATCAAGTAGCAATAATGGAAGAAGCTCACTATCTGAAGCTGGCGCATCCGCTTAATAAATATATTGTGCCGGTAAAAGGGATTCCACAAGAAGATGGTTCGATCAAAAATCTCAAAAAAGGGGCGGAATTAATTAACCCACAAGTATCAGGAGAATAAACGTGAAAAAATTAATTCTGTTATTTCTCCTTTTCCCTCTTATTGCATCCGCGCAATTATTAAGAATCAATACCTACATTTTCCAAAATCCAAATACTTATGCTTTGTCAACTGCCGATACAATTGGATCGATCACAAGTGTTGATTCGGTTGAAATTCAAATGGGAGAAAATGGTCATTGGAAGTTATTGACTGCCGTTATTTCGGATACCGCAATGATAACAGCGGATGACAAAGTGGCTGAAACTGCGGTAATATTTAATCTTGCAGCCGAAACATGGTGGGGCCATGTGAATGAGGTTAGATTTAGAATATATTCAACCGGGGTTGATACTACCACTTCATTTTGGGTGCCGGTATATTATTTAAGAGGATCATTGACGCTTGATGTTGTGCCGGATACAATAGGCACAGCTACGCATTATAGCAAATCCGTTCTTCACGGAAATTAAGGAGAGAATTAATGAAACAAATATTAATCTTTATTCTGATATTATCTGCCTTTGTTTTTGGGCAGCAAATTAACCGGACATGGGGATATACAACCGCGGGTATAGCTTATACTCAGACTGGTTCTGTAAATGCAGATTCCACCACTGAAGTAAGCATTGTATTTGATCTTCAGGATTGGTATTCCATTGATTGGAATCCGCCTGTTTATACAACTACTTTTGATATTGGCGTGAGTGGTGATAGTACGCTTGCCCAAACAGTTGTTGGTAATTCCGATGCTTTAATGTTGGGTACTTTATGGCTCCGACAAGATGCTCAGAATGCAACTGATAGTTTGGCGGTTTTGGTTGAAGCATTCCCCGGTAATATGATTTATCATCCCGGCGGAACGAGCAGAATAACGGCTGCGAATATTAATTTTAGTACCACTGCTATAACTATCCAGGATTCAACTAATCTTGCCAAAGGCGATGTGCAATGGACGCCTTATAATATTTATCTACATGCCAGTTCAAGAATTTTACCACCTGAATTTGTCAAAGTAACCTTTGAACAAAAAACTACGGCGGATGATTCGGTAGATTATTTTTGGGATTTCGCATATCCGGCAGTTTATCAAAGTCAACAGGAACAGCGTACTTCACGTGGTACAATTCCGACTAAAAGCGGAGCAACACTTCATTAAATGGCGATTACTTATTGTGACATAGACGATGATCTGCGAGCGGTGTATCGTGATATTGAAAAATATCAGGGAATGCAAACGATTGATAGTACTGTTTGGGAATTGCATACCGGGGCGATTTACCGTTGGGAAAATAGCGGATATATCGAACTTGTTATTGAGAGTGGGGCGCGATTAACAGAAGCCGCTTCTTATGCGACACTCGCAGCGGGTAAATGGTTTTATGATGCCGATGTAGATATACTCTATGTTTGGGCTACTGGTTCAGTCAATCCGAATACTTTAGTTTACCAATACGGAGTTGATTGGGATGCGTTTAAAACTCTGCAAAGAAATGATGCTCAGGAAATACTTGAGAATCTATTGCGCGATGTTATGGTAACGCCATTTCAGAAAGTTGTTACTCCCGATATTTCTTATAATTCCGCTCTTTATGATACCACGATTGTAAGGGCAACTGCATTGCTCACTTGCTATAATATCATAGGCTCTTTACGCCCGGGCGATCCCGAAGCTATACGGCTTTACAAGATGGTTGACAATCCAGCACCGGAACCTGGAGAAATGTTAGGATTGGTGCAAAGAATCAAAGATGGGCAAATTGCTCTCAAAACTCAACGCGTTGCGAGAGAAGCGGGTGCATTTAATTGGTGGGAAAGTGTCAATAATGGCGCAACAGCATTTTGGGAAATAACCGGACATTATGGGGGACATCTGTATCAATTGTGGCGGGTTCAAATTGATACCGCCGGAGTACCGGGAACTGCAACTTATAAATTGAGCTTCGATGGTGGCGCTACTTTTGATCAAACTTTACAAGATACTTATGAATCGGAAGGTGACGTTAAAAAAGTTCATATTGGATCGGGAATTTATATTCGCTTTGTCGGGACTTTCACTTTGGGAGATTATATTGATATTGAAGTTATTCCTGAAACAGAAGTAGCAGATATACAATCATTCGGTAATATTAAGGCTTATAGATAATGGCTTATGCGAATTATCCACAGAACATTTTTGACCGGATTAAAGCGCTTATTCTGGTTGACTATTCAACGATTCATATTGTTAATAAACGAATTATTAATGAAGAAGGAATTGTTGACTCGGATTCTTTGGGCAAATATCAAAAAGCTTTGGGATTATGGCTTTTTAATGATTTGTTCACAAGTGAAGGCGCACCGCAAGTTGATGATCGGGTTTACGAATTTCAGGCACAGCTTGTGGTTAAAGATGTGGATGAAGATCAAAATCTTATTTGGGATATGGCAGAACGGATTAAATATACTTGTGAAACGAACAAAGGGGATTCCGAAAATAATTGGTATCGTTGTGAAGTATCGTCAATTGAATATGCTTTACCAGATGTCATTGAACCGAATTTAAAGAAAGTAACATTAACAATGAGGTTTCAAGTTCATGTCGTCAACGATTAAAAAAGAAACAATTACCGTAATTGCAAAACCGGCATTCCGTAATTGCCGCTGGATTACGTTAAAAGGAATTTCTAAAAAAGAATATAGAGATTTGCAATTTGGGAAAACAATTTCCATTGATAAAAACGCTTTTAATTCATCTATTTTTGAAAAGGTGGTGAAACATGGCGACAAATAAACTCAGTTTTCCTTCATTCCATTCCTGGATTGGTTATGTGGAGGAAGCTACATTTGGAACTGCAATAGCGGATGCTCAACCATTTACGATTTTGGATATGATTGGGAACGATGCTCCGCTTTTTAGCCCGCAGCAATTCATTGATGATAATATCCGCAATCGCGGTAAAAATGTAGCAGATATTAATGATTATTTTAAAACCGAATCTGGTATGTGGCAAACCTACACATTGCCGGAATGTATAGGACGCTCTGGCGATTTGGCGAATATGCTCTATGCTGCTTGTNAANCAGTATCCGAAGCTGTAGGAACTCCCTTTGTAAAAACGTATACACTTGACGGCACCGTAAATCCTGATTTCAGTTCAAACNNCGGCTATTTTGCCACTGTATTAATCAAGGAACCTTTTTCGTCTTTTTCNAAAAAANTAACTTCGTCAATTTTGAGAACATTGACCATAAATGTTAGTCTGGATCAGGGAGGTAGATTAACATTTAGCGGCGAACTTGTAACCGGCAAAGGATATACNGGNACTTCCGATCCATCGAGTGAAACTAATGGACATAGTTCCACTTCTCCAATACATCGGCATTCTACAGGTACAGGTTTAACAATTNGCGGTACGGATATGGTTTGGTATTCCGCGCAATTTGTTATCACCAATGTTCTTGATTTTGTAGGTCATTCGGTTGGGAAGGCTGAGAATTATGCGATTGTTTCTCAGGCGGTTACCGGGAATATAGTAGTTAAATATGATGCAAATACAGATGCTTTTGCAAACGGCAAGGGCACCTCTTTGGGAGTTGTTGCATTGACATTAAGCGCAAATACGGCATCCGATTATTTTAAATTCACGTGTAATGATTCCTGGTTAAAGGAAGTTGCAAGCGATCGGGGCGGAACGGATACAGTACAAAAACTCAACTTGAATTTTGATTTTCTAAACGATTATGCCAATAGTCAATATTGCGTTTTCGAATGCGCCGATGGAGTGGATCGTACATGGTAAAAGAATTTAAAGAACCGACTGTACGGCAGAAATTAAATATACGACGCGAATTTGAAAAACTCGATATGGAGCAATTGGCTGGAAATACAAAATTAATCCCAACCGATTTAGCAATTGTAATCTTACAAAGTTGTTATGGTACGCCAGAGAATAAATTTTTCGATTTTAGCGAAGTAGAAATTGCCAAAATGGTATCAGGGGCAATCGTTAAATTATTTTTCACCAATAATCTTGATAAAAAAAAATAACACTTTGGGCATGGGGGCTTGTCTATGGTTATTTAAAAAAACGGAATTGCGATACTCAATGTGATAATCAATGTTGGGTAAAAAATAAAACATATAAAACCGCAACTCCTTTTAGAGGAGAAAATGGAAAACAAATTATTAAAAGATTTAAAAGCCCCGATGAATTTTGGGCTTTTTTTATTGAAGCCCTTAATAACGATTCCAATGTTAGTATTTTTGATGCTTTTCGGTTTAGCGGGTGTTGGAATTGGTTATTGGATGATCCGCAAGGCGAATATTATAATGAACTGGCTATTCGGCTCGAAGCAAAAGAATCAATCGGGATCCCGGCAATCAAAGCGGATTGCTACGATAATGCTCCCGCAAAATTACTGGAAGACCTACTCACCTTATCATCTGAATTAAAAAAGGCAAGTACGAAATGGCAGAGCGAAAAGAATACAAAATAAGAATTAGCGAAGAAGGTGCAAGGCGTGTTCAATCGGAAATGAAAGGGATTGAACGGCAAAGCCAATCTTTGCGTTCCGGTCTATTGAAGATTGGATTAGCTTTAGGTGTAGCTTTTAGTGTAAGAGAAATTATTAGATTTTCCAAAAGCCTGGTAGATGCTACGAGCAATTTAAAAGAAGCGGTCAATGCCGCAAATGTAACTTTTGTTCAACATTCCAAAATAATAAAAGAATTTGCAAAAACCTCAGCAGATGCATTTGGCATTTCTGCCCGCGCCGCATTACAAAACGCCTCAACACTTGGAGCGATTTTTACCGCATCTGGTCTTGCACGCGAAGAAGCCGCAAAGATGTCGGTTCAAATGCAAAAATTGGCGGCTGATATTGCCTCAGTAAGAAATATTTCACTTGAAGAATCGCTTCTGAAAATCCGATCTGGTTTAGTGGGCGAGGCTGAACCGTTGAGAACGGTGGGCATATTATTATCAGAAGCGAAAATACAACAAAGGGCTTATGCTGAGGGCATAGCTCGGACTGGCGCAGTTTTGACAGATGCTCAAAAAGTACAAGCTCGATATGCAGAAATAATTGCTCAAACGATGGATATCCAAGGGGATTTCGCAAACACCTCCGATGAAATTGCAAATGCAAGTCGAAGATTACAAGCACAATTTGAAGATTTAAAAGCGTTTTTGGGGCTTGCTCTTATCCCAACTGTTAGTGATGTTATCGCCATATTGAATAAACTTTTTGAAACATTGGGATTTAATATTGAAAAACTTTTAGTAACACCGCTTGAAAGAAGCTTAATAATAGCTCAAGAAGAATTAGTTAAAACCGAACAAGAGATTAAGGACATAGAACAATCTCTTAAAGATTTAGAAAAAGTATCTACTATTGGCAAAATCTGGAAAGAAGCTTTTCGGCTTGATCCTACTAAATCATTAAAAGAGGGATTAGAAGAAAGAAAACAAGTACTTCAAGATGATATAAAAATTTGGGAAGAAAATATAAAAGCCATTGAAAGTGTATTAAATAATCAAGGTAAAGCATTCGAAAAACAAGCAGAACAAATTAGATCAGTTAATATCCCAGCATTACAAGAATTGAATGTAGAAATAAGAAATTTATCAGATATTGAAATGCCAGAAATCGAAGCTATTGAAGTCCCGGAAACGTTGTCAGGTAATTTTGCAGCCTTAGCTGATGATCCCTCGTGGACTATTTTGACAAATAAAGCTAATCAATTTTCCAGTATTTTGAGTAATGCGATTGTTACCCAATGGCAGCGAGGCGAATCTGCGCTTGAGAATTTTGTCGAAGCATTCAAGTCTGCGCTTGCGGCTATGGTTGCAGAGATATTAGCCAAAGCTGCTATATTTGGATTATTGCAATTAATAACGGGAGGAGGATTTGGTGTTGCTAATCAAATGGGATTAGGACAATTTCTTTTTGGCGGTGTTCGTGCAGCAGGCGGCGGCAAACAACATGGCGGCGCTGTGGGGCCTGGTCTGGCATTCCCGGTTGGAGAAGGAGGTCCTGAAATATTCGTACCGACTCAGGCGGGTAGAATAGAACCCAATCGATCAACTCAAAATACATTTATTATTCAGGCGCTCGATCCTATTTCATTTGAGCAATATTTAAGAACGCGGGGTGGCGCGGAAGCAATTGTCCGAACTACCGGCGAGGTGATACAATGAGTGTTTCTATATTTACTCAATCTATAGAGGACGCTACTATTACACTCACCAATGGCGGGACGAGTGTAAAAGAAATTCTTAAATGGCGCGATATCCGGCAAAAAGGGATTGACCTTTCTTCATCAGTTGTTCTATCAATTGAAATTGATTTTGGCGCTTCATATATTGCCGATGATATTCTTTTTGGAAATATCTATACTGATGGTGAAACATCAATCCAGCCTTATTCCTGGAATGGGTCGTCTTATGTTGCATGGGGAAGTCCTGTATCGCTTGGCGCTGTTTCAAATGTTAATTATCTGATTACTCCGGGAAGCAGCCAGACTGCGACAAAATATAAAATCCAAATTGATATGACTTTGAATGGCGCTACCAATCTTGAAATTGGCTGTATTTTTTTTGGAACAGTTTATACATTTCCGGTCAATTATCAGCAGGATAATAATCGTGGATATTTTATTCGCTACGAAAAAGACTATGATAATTATGGTTATGGCTATTCTCAGATATGGAATGCGACCACAAAGCAGATTTATGATTTTGGATTTCATTTAACCGAAAGTCAATTCGCTACTTTAAAAACTTATTTTGGATATATGGGATTTGGCGCTAAACGCTTTTTTATTAAAGACACCAATGTAGATGCCAATTGGCATTTGGCAGAATGGGGGGGAGATTCCGAATTGACAGGAGATAATATTTCAAGCGGATATTATAACATACCTTTTATGGCGAGAGAAGTATGATCTTTAATTTTTTTATTACAGCAAGGGCATTTTTGGTTTATAAACCAATGATAGCGATTCTTGCATTTGATATTACAGAATTTCTTCCATTTACGCGTGCTGAGAAGGAGACGACCACACCACGTACAATTCTTCATAGATAAATTTAAACAAAAATTCGCAAGGTAACAACGCATTTTTTAAGCAATATGAATCAAGTGAGGGAGTATGAAAGTATGGCTTAAAAATTTTAACGCACTACAATCGATTACAGAGCGTTGTTTTAATAAAGGTAAGTATATAATAAACAAATACTTAGTAGAAATTCATCAAAATTTAGAGTATAATTTGATAAGAAGGAAATGAGCATTTTAGAGATAAACAGCATTGTTTTTTATAAGTACTATAAAAACAATAGTTTATGATAAATAAAAAATGCGATATAAGGTGTTATCTTTTTTGGTTTGTATTATGATCTCAACTACTACTTATGCCGATTTTTACGATTACATCCGCCAGCGTCCTTCTGGTTCGCAGCTTTATTATTTTATTCAACTTCGAAATATCGCTGAAGATTTAATTCTTTATTATTCCGATTATCATTTAGTTTTTAGTAATTATCTTCCTACTAAAATTGAGGTTTCTCCGGTTGTTTACAATGCTTCTTTGTTTACTGGGAATTATATAATTAAAGAAGTGAAAATAATTATTGAGAATACTCTCAAAGATGGAGCTTCAAGATTTATAGATAACTTCGCCAGCGATGAATTTGAATCTGGAAAATGTATAATTTATTTAGGTTATCATGGGATTTCGGATAGCGCCGATTTGTTCCCGTTTTACCAAGGGGATATGACAGATTTTAATTATTCTCTTTTAAGTTGTGAATTTACAATTATTGATCGTTCTATTTTGGAACTTCCCAAAATTCCAAACAATAAATTTACTATTGATAGTTTCCCTAATATATCTCCCGAATTAATTGGGAAACCAATTCCGTTTGTATATGGTCGATGGGATTACGAACCGCCTGGTACTACTTTATATGGTGACCGATCTTATATTCCAGGTTATGTTACAGTCAATAATTTAAATCAAAGTACACCGCAAATCGTCACCGAATTTGCCGATCATGCTTTGGATAGGATGAGTAAGATTTTTATTTATGACGAAAACATGGGAACGGTTGGAGAAATATTAGATGATATTACAACGGATTTAGCCAATGCCCGCGCAACAATAAATACAAATACTTATAGCAATTTCGATTATCTTACTACACTAATTTATTTATATGGCGATAAACTTGGCCCTATTACGAATGCTAATAATACTCCTAATGCTGTTGATTGGAATTTTGATACTTACGCTTCAATTATTGCGGGGGGAGCCGGTGATCCTGGTAGTCTCGATATTATGCTTTCAAAAGCTGGCAAAATAGGGGATGATGAATTGGTGCCTATTTTTACCAGTCCCTCAGGAAAATCATCTATTGGATTATTCAGTGTTGAAATTCAATTCAGTGCGTTTAAACAAGCTAATTTTACCACAGGTGGAGTAAATATAAGTATTGCAAATAGTAATTATGCGGAAGCATTTGGAGTTGCGACTGTTAATAGCTGGACCGAAACAGATACATTTGCTATTACCTGTCCTACTAAATTGGTAGTTTGTTATCCAAAATATTTTGATGGTTCTACGAGTATATTTTTTGCCATTGAAGAAGCTGACAATGCTTCGGGTACAAATGCTCAAGGGAATAAAAATATTATTCCTCCTGAAGGTTATTATCATACAATGACACAAGTAGGAGAAGCTGCAGATGCTGCTGTTCAAGAAACCGGAGGATTGACAAACACTTATAAAATCGCTTATCGGAAAGATATAAATAAATTTATAGTTTCGGTTGTTACTTCTGGGCTACATCCTTATTTCAAGATAAAAACAGCCGGTGAATCAAGTAATTTAGGAATGACAACTTCATCTGCCTGGTCAAATACAAGTCAGACCGGAGAATCGCCAACTTTGCTTGATATTATCGATGGTGATTTTAGTAATTTAAAAGTAAATATTGAAGTCACGAGTACAGATATTGAGCAACAATTAAATCTGAAAGCAATTCGTTTAAAAATTGTCCGGTCTTATAGAGATTATACAATATGGCCTTATATAGCAGGTAGACGACGGAGATTCAATCGACGTGGTGGGGACTATCAAAAATCTGATCCGCCAGCAAGTTCGAGTTTTATTTTATATCATATAACCGGCAAAGGACGAGGTAGAATAAAAAGAACTCCTTATGCAATTATGGAAATTGATCAGGAACGAAGATTGTCTATTCGCAATACTCTTTCCGGTTCCAAATATCTTGCATCAATTGATGGGCGTCCTGATAATGGTTCTTATTTCAAAAAGGGGCCTGAAATTATTCAGTCAATTCTTGAAGATTACATCGGGATTGCAACAGCAGATATTGATACTACCAATTTTTCGACTGCGAATGGAAATAGATCACATGAATTAGCAGTTTATCAAGCTGAGGAAATTGAAACTGACGCATTGATTTCAGATATAGCACGATATAGCATGGGGTTTTGGTTTATTGGACAGGATGGATTATACAAAATGGCAGTAACCAAATCATCTTATTCAAGTGGTGATGTTAACAAAACAATTTATTTACGCGATATTAAGGCTCCTTCTCAAAAAAATTTGAAATATAAAAGAAATAGTATCGCTGAACTTTCAAAAAATTTGTATTTTCATTATCTCTATAATTGGGCGACGGATGAATTCAATGATTTTGTGAATAAGACAACAAACCAAAGTTTAAACATCCAACAAAATAATATTTTTTGCAGTTTAATAACTAATGATACTCATGCTTCCACGGTTGCGGAATATTTTGCCGGCACTGGCGGAACTTATGGGCAGTTTGGTGAGCTTAAAACCGTAGCGGAATTTACAACTTTAAATCTTGAATATCTTTTTCATGAAATTGGCGATATTATGAAATTCTCGACTGAATTTGATGCACAGATTACCGCTTTCGGTGGTACATTGTCTAATATATATTTTATTTGTATTGGCAAACAATATGACAAACGTGAGATTAAACTTACTTTGCTTGAGGTAGGATAAAATGAATCCTGAAACATTTAGAAAATTTGTGCTTGAATTAGCTGTATTTTACACTTTTAAAATAGTAAATGATCATGCTGATAAAGACCGGATACAAGTACATATTAATATCCAACGTTGGACAACTAAACTTATGGATTTGGTGAAAAAATATAATCTGCACTTGATTGAAAATATTGACACTACTTACAAATATGAAATAACTTTGTTGGAAAAATAGAATGGTTTTTATCACTGATAAAAATAGTAATAGAGGATTATTCCTGACATTGGAAACAAGTGGGGCGGTTGTAGATACTTATATTCAAGCAACTGGAAAAACGACACTTTTAAGCCATAATTTTATTGAGGATTCAGAAGAAACAGACAATAAGATTTTATCAATATTCTGCGCAGATGATGATGCTTCAACTCCAACGATTCGAGTTGATATTGCTCTTAGTTTCGACGATGGTATAAGTTGGGATGATTGGCAAACAATTCAAGCGGCGACTGCTGTACCAACAAATTTTAAAATTTCATCCTATGATAAAACATGGTGGATAAAAAATACCGGCGTAAAATTTCGTTTAGTAAAATCTGGCGCTGGTGCAGTTACTCATACATCAGCGAGATGGCAATGAAATATATTGTATTTATAATTTTATTATTATCATTAAATGTTTTTGCACAAGTGCGTTATAAAGATTTAGTTCCGAGTTTACAAGCAAAAGTAGATTCTGGTTTAACTGAACCTTCGGCAGTTGGTCTTGATACTTCCGCCGTTGATTCTCTTGCCCGTGTAGCAATTGGTGATTCATTGCCTGGCGATTCTCTTGTTCCCAATTCCGGTATAGGGGATGGGACAGGACGAGTATCAGTATACGATACTGCTTACTTTGGGAAAAGAGTTGGAATTGGCAGAATGGCTTTTGATTATCCTCTTGAGATTTTTGTTGGTAGTGG